GAAACTCTAACGGGAAACGTTAAATATGCAAAGACAAGAAAAAATGTAGCCGTTATGTTAAAGACACTTATGCCAAAGGGATGGCAAGACGCACCTGACTGGATTTATGGAGGAGATCTGTCTAATTGGTATGGACAGTTTACTAAACAACCCAGTCTTCTTAACAGGGGGATAAGGGGATATGCAGATAAATCCCTCAAGGTTTTTGGCACTTATGAAAGGTATTGGAAAAAGGTAATTTCTCTTACGGAAAATGTTGGTGATTTAAAAAACTTAGGGAAGATGACGAAAGAGGGGTTAAGATTGCCAACAACAGAAGAAAGAAAACTTATTGCCGATATAAACAGAGAGATCGATTTATATGCGTATGATTACGACAACGTTCCTGCTTGGCTTGAAGCACATCAAAGAAGTGTGCCGGGACAACTTATTAAACCATTTGCCAAATATCCATATAAATATGCCAAACAGATAACAGGGATGGTGGGTAAGGTATTTGATAGAAATCGTAGCTGGCAAGAAAGATTGGCTACTCTATTGGCACTAACTACAATGATGGGATTATATGCCGCTTATGCTGAAAGGCGAAAGAAAAAACAACAAACACCAGAACCAAGCCAGAATGTTCCCGAGAGAATGTCAACCAGAGGAAGGCTTTATGTTACCACTAAGGATGGAAAAGAGTTATTTGTTCGTGTATCAAAGTATCCATTTATTAATCTATCACAAATGGGGGATGGAATTGGTCAATGGTCACTGGGAGTCTGCTAAAGACCTATTTTCTTCTATGATTGGTTCTATTGGAGTCGGGGGCAAATTGGCGGCCCTAGCTTTTGGGTATAGACACGATTATGATAAATACAAACCAGTGCCAGTTATATTAGGAGATAGTTTCAAAACATTTATTCCTTTCTTCAGAGTGTTGAATGACATCTCAAGAATGCTTGACCCTTTTAAACGAAAGCAACGAACCTTTTTGCAGTCGTTAACAAGCATTATCCCGGTTGCCGGGGACGATTTACAACGTAAACTACACGGAGAAAAAAGAACTTACAAAATACCGATAGAGGGGAATATTAAACGAAAACCGGGGGAAAAGAGGAGTAGAACCACAACCACTACTGTTTTAAGAAACTATTGGAAAGACATCTTGTTTAGTATGTTGACGGGTATTTATATAAATAGAATAGACCCAGATGAAGTCAAGGCTATTAAAATAAGAGAAATAAAGAATAGAGAAAAACAACAAAAAATTGATGAGAAAAAACGATCAAGTTTTCGGTTGCCAAGTCTTGTGAAGACTGCCTATGCGGCGGATAATGGTCAAATAATGACTACAAGTAAGGCTAATTTATCTGGCAAGATAAAGAAATTTATTACCGGTATGAACATCTTTAACCCTTCATCAATTTATGCACCAGAGATGGAGATGGGTATGGCGCCGACTATATCCATACCAAAGAGATTAACTAATCAAAGTAAGGATGCCTATTACCTAAAAAGCAGTAGCAAACAAATTACAGTTAAGGGAGGGAATAAAAACAATATAACCAGAACCAAAGTGCCTGAAAAAATATCTGAGACTATACATGATGTTTTTGGGGAAGAACTTGCCCTAGAAGCCGCCCAGGTTCTCCATCATACATTTGGAGAGCAGATAAGGGGGCAAGGCAATGGAGAAAATGTTGGGTTTGAAATAAAACTCGACACTTCTAATAAGGGATACGACACCCCATTGACAACAAAAAAATATGTTGGAGATATAAAGGAAAAAGACGGGATGTGGCATTCGATAGATAGGGGATTATTCAGAATTAACAGCCGACACTTTCAAGATATTATGTTTGGTAAAGGGGAGGGATATAGAAAGGCAATGTATAGAGCCGGCATACTAGATGATCCCATTGATAGTGGGGTTATTACAAAAGCAGATGTAAAGAAAGCCTGGGATAAAATGAATGATCTTGAATATAATATTAAGATGGCAAAGATAATGTATGATCTTACCGGTTGGAATGGCTGGTTTGCCGCTCCGATAAGATTTGCTAGTAAATGATATAATTACTACAAATGGTATTCAAAAAAGGCAATGTCCCCATGGCTCCCTTTAAAAAGGGGAATAAGCTTGCGGCCGGCAGGCCACTACACAAATACCAAAATCACAAAGAGCATTATAAAGGAAAGAGGTGGTTTAATAGTAAACTAAAAAAATACCTAAAGGAGAGAAAGGATGAGGAGTACGAATTTCACAAGACAAGGGGCAATACGTCGGACTCCTAATGAGGAAAAGGTAAAAGTAAAGCTTCCCACTAGTTGAGGGGTTTGCTAGTTATATCGGGTTTACAAAAAGTACTGTTTATAATTGGGCAAAGAAGAAGAAGAAAGTAAAGGGATATAAAAACCCCGTGTTTATTCACCCAGAAGTACAAAAGGGAATCGAAAAGATTATGAATGAACAACTGACTAGGCTTATTGATCGTGGATTAGAGGGGACATATAGCTCTACAATCGCCAAACTTATGCTTTCTAGCAATCATGGGATGAGAGAAAAATCAGACGTTACTACAGACGATAATCCTATTCCGCTTTTAGACTATACTGTAAAGAAAGAATGAGCCAACCAGGTATAACAACTGGTTTAAAAAAGATCAGGGCCATTAAAGAAAGACTTCGTATTATTCAGGGGGGAAGTTCGGCATCTAAAACTTATAGCATTCTAATCGTTTTAATTGATCTAGCCCAAAGAGATAAAAAGCCAACTTTAACTTCTATTGTTTCAGAAACATTTCCCCACCTTAAAAGAGGGGCAATAAAAGACTTTCTTGGTATATTGGGTGAATTGCGGATGTTTAATGCCAAAAATTGGAATAAGACTGATTATACATATACGTTTAAGAGTGGCAGTAAAATTGAATTTTTCTCGGCTGACCAACCGGGCAAGGTTAGGGGGCCACGAAGAGATAGGCTATTTATTAATGAGGCAAATAATGTTCCCTTTGAAACGTTCGAACAGTTAGAAATTAGAACTAATGAGTTTGTTTTCATAGATTATAATCCTGTTACCGATTTTTGGGTGAGCGATGAAATCTTTGATAAAAGAGGTGACTATAAACATATCGTTTTAACATACAAAGACAATGAGGCTCTTGATGATAATATCGTCAAATCGCTTGAAATGAGAAAGGATAGACCTAACTTTTGGAAAGTATATGGATTGGGGTCAGTTTGGAGAACTTGAGGGAAAGATTTATAATGGCTGGAATATTATAGATCAAATACCCCATGAGGCACGACTGGAGCGTAGGGGTTTAGATTTTGGATACACAATAGATCCTAGTGCCTTAGTAGATGTTTATTATCTAAATGGAGGCTATATTTTAGATGAACAGTTTTACAGTTCTGGCATGAGCAATAAACAAATTGCCGATTTTATCATCGACATGACCGATCATCCGGAGATACTGGTAATAGCAGACTCCGCAGAACCCAAAAGCATAGATGAGATTTATTCGTATGGGGTGAACATAAAGGGAGCGGAAAAGGGCAAAGACTCGGTTAGGCAAGGAATCCAATTTATTCAAGACTTGCCTATTTCCGTAACAAAGAGAAGCACCAACCTTATCAAGGAATACCGTAATTATACTTGGGCGAAAGATAGGCTCGGTACCACTATCTCTCCCAATATCCCAGAGGACGCCTTTAATCATTTGATGGATGCCGTTAGATATGCCCTAAGTACGCTTAAAAGGCGTGACCCTGCCAAAGAGGAGGCGAAACTTAAAAACTATGTTTACCAACGTCAAAAACGTCAGAAAAGCGACTAGACAGCAATATGGACTTTAGATAGATGTTATAATAATAATATGCTTTCAAACAATTTAATAAAACGACTTAAAAAAGACTCTGACTTTCAAGAGTTCTTAGATTATATTGTCGAAATTATTGATGACATAGACTCTATTGGTTCCTTTAATACTGGAGTTAATAATGAACTTCTAGGAGAACAATTGAGGGCAAAGATCGTGTCCAGAGAACAACTCCTTTTGATACTAAGGCCGTTTATAGATTTTAATGAAAGGAAGAAGCCCACTAAAGAACAAATTGCAAAAACAAAGTTAAAGTTTGGTCTTTAGAAGAAAGTGATAAATTATGCCAGTACACAGAACAAAAGGAGGGGGCTATCGATGGGGGAAGCACGGGAAAATTTACTATGGTAAAAATGCAAGAAAAAAGGCTACAAGACAGGGCAGGGCGGCTTACGCTAACGGATACAGGGGGAAAAAATGAAAGTAACAGTAAACGGAAATAGAATAGTTTTAACTCAACCTCCCGTGCATGACGTTGCCGGGGCATTCTTTCTTATATTCAATCGTCAAACCAAAGACAAAGAGGTGGCCGAAAGTATAGTTATTGATGCCCAAAAAGGTAGGGTAGAATATAAGTTACCCAAGGGGGTTAATAAAAAAGATGTAGAGGCATTATATTTGAGGGTTTTGTAACATGGGCAATGAAGCGACCAAAGCACAGATACGAAATTGGCTTGAAAATGCAATTAAAGAGGCTAAAAATCCAGATATGAGAAAAATTTTAAAGAGTAAGAGGGAATTAAGAAAAAAAGTAGTACGCCAAAAACTATGGATTATAAAAACTTGACATTTGTTTTAGGCGATTGATATAATCAGATATGAATTATAAAGAGCTTCAAGAAAGTGCCAAAAAACTGGGGCTAAAATATGTTGGAGTATCAGAAAAAGAATTGATAAAGTCTATCGAAAAAAAACTCAATGCTCCTAAAAAGGCTAAAAGAACTTCAAAAGATGCCGATGCTGTAGTTTATAATGGGAAAAATAGAGTCAGGGTTTATACACTAGAACAACATGGGAAGAATTATGCAAAATTGGCCCAGAAATTTATATCTCGCCCGGATAGGAAGGGATATAAGGTCGAAATGGAAACAGTGGGGACAAGAATTACTTGCCCATATTGCAAAAAGAAATTCAGAAATAGTTAACATTTGATATAAAAGCGTTGTGATAATCTGACATTTGATGTTGGGGAGAAGACGTTTGTCACAACGCTTTCTTTTTTCTCCAACCTTAACTGCCAAATTGGCAAATAGCCTAAAGGTAGTAAAAAACTAAAGTCCTATGGACAAAGAAAAAAAAGACCTCGATGGTGTTTCCGAGGAAGAGAAAAATCTCGAAGCAGAAGCACAAAAGGAAGTTAAAAGACGATGAGTTGAGGGAAACTCTTGCAGAAGAGTTTGACCTTGATCCAGAAATGGATGAAGAGTTTATTGATAAACTTGTCGAAAGGGAAAAATCCCACCATGAAAGGTTGTCTGGAGCTATTAAGCAAAAGATAAACTGGAGGGAGAAGGCCCAAGATGCTTCCGGAAAACCCAAGGATATTCCTGGGAAGGACAAAGAGTCCGACAAGGGCGGTGAGTCTGATATTGACAAGTTAATTGACCAAAAACTTGCGGAGCGTCTTGATAGAAGAGAGCTAGAAACTCTTGATTTATCGGACGAACTAACAGAAGAGGTTAAAGAACTTGCTAAATTGAAAGGCATTTCCGTAGGGGAGGCAGCAAAACTTCCTTACATCCTTTCGAGGAAAGAGGAAGCAGAGCGGGAGAAGCGATTAGAAATGGCGACTCCTAAGAGATCTAAAAAGGGTTCTTTTGTGCCTAGTTATGATCCTGCTAAACCATTGCATCCAGAAGACTTTGACTTTGACAGTGAAGATGGAATAAAAGCCTGGCAGGAAGCAAGGAAAGCAAGAAATAAGTACCTAGAACAGAAAAAATAACTTCTTTAGAACTTCAAGCACCCCCTAAAAACTTAATTTAAATAATGAAAGGGGGTGAATAAAAAATATGAGTATGACAAGTGTGAAACAAGAGTTTTGGGGCGATTTGCAGGCTGATCTGTATGTGCAAAACACAGCAGTTTATCTAGCTAACCAATCGCTTTCCAGTCTTATTAGCACGACCGGATATAAGGCACACAAGCCGATTTTGTCACATCCTCAAGTCAATACATACACGCCTCATAGCGATATTAGCTTTGAGCAGAAAGGATCCACCAGCGAAACTTTGCAGGTTGATACTTTTCAGTATGCTGCCGAGGATATTGACATTACCGAGTCAAAACAATCTCCTTATGATCTGCTTGGTCAATCCTTAAAGTCAATCCGCAAAGGACTGATGAACGGGGTCGAACAAAAGTTTTTGAGTGAGATTACAAATGCTGAACACAGTATATCTGGTTCTCCCGTCGAAGTTACTACTACAAATATCCTTGATATTTTAGAAGAAGCTGAGGGAAAACTGGGTGCATTCGATGCTCCTTACGAAACTGCTATGAGAGCGGCTGTTTTAGGCCCTCGCACAGTGGCTAGGTTAAGAAGAGCAAAGTCTGACCGTGAAAGCAGACTTGGTGATTCGGTGTTAGCAAATGGCGTTGTTGGCCCTTGGCAGGGTTGGACTGTAGTACAGTCAAATAACTTGCCTTGGAGTGCAACGTTGGGATTGGCAACAAACCCGACCGCTGGAGACACTGTTACTATTGCTGGGGTAACGTTTGAGTGGCAATCCACTCTTGCCAACGTTACGGCAGGTAACGTAGCTGTCCTTTTGGATGGTTCTGATGTTGATGTTTCAAGAGCAAATTTAGTTGCTTGTATCAACGACTCTGGCACCGCCGGAACGACCTACACCCAAATGGGAGCAAAGGAAAACTTCATAATTCGCCGAAAGAGAAGAATTACCGCCACAAACGATAATTCGGATGATCAAATGACTTTGGCAGGATTTGGAGATATTGCCGTCTCAGATGGGTTAACAGATACGACTGATGCATGGGCTAGTCAACAGCAAGAATCTGTATTTATGATTCGTGGTTCTATTGACATGGTTCTGCAGTTTGTTGATCTGAAGGTTGCCGACAAAGAGGCAGGGTTCGCCGATTTACCGAAAGGAATAATCGGAGTTGGAACTAAGACCTTTTCTGATGGCGCTTTGCTAATGGTCAATCTGACCCAAGACGTAAGCTCGTTTTGATGGAAGTTATTAAGCACTTTCTTAATCAGCTTAATCGCTTTTGGGGGTGAGCGTTATCATCCCCACTATAAAGGCAAAAGAAAGGAGGTGACAATGGTGACCATTTTACATAAAGCCATGGTCATAAAAAAATATGTTAAAAAATCTAGAAGTAAAAAACTTTTTGAGCAGATTGATAGACGGAACATATGCGTTAGAGGCAAACGATGAGTTAATGCCTGCTTATCCGACTATTGATCCAAGAACTGCGACGGTTACGACTAAAACCGCTGACTATACGATTACGGTTAGCGACCTGGAATCGCCTACAATTTTTAATAATTCTGGTGATGCCGGTACTCAGGTATTAACATTACCTGCGGTTGCAGATGCAAAAGGGAAGGTTGTTAGGGCGCACGCTTTAGCGGCTCAGATAATTCGGCTTGATCCCCAAACGGGTGAAGCAGTGAATTATAACGGCAGTGCAACAGTTAGTAAGTATGTACAACTTGCGGGAACTATCGGAAATTACATTGAATTGTTCTGTGATGGAACACAATGGGTAGTAACTCAAGCGAACGGCGTAGTTACGAAAGAAGCCTAAGTAATCTAGGCAAAATAGTTTTAGCGGTTTCTATTCAAAAAACCGTTATGTTATAGTTATGATAGAATAAGAAAGGAGGTATTTATGCAGTTTAGAAAAAATTTGGACGGAGGGCTTAAATGGCCTAATCCGTTATCAGTAGTCAGCACTCCCGATGTGGTGGCCCTGGAGAGGACGGTTGATGCAACTCTTTCAGCATCATCCGAAATTACTCTTAACACGGCGACAACCTATATCCGTGTTTATGCCATCACTAAAGATGTTTATTTAAAATGGGGAACTGCCGATTGTACGGCCGCAAACTTTGATGAAGTTATTCCGGCTGGTCAAGTCTTTGACTTTTTAGTTCCGAATGGACAAACAGCAATCAATCTGATAGAAAGAGAGGCATCTGCTACAGTTATAGTAATAGAGAAGTAAGATGACCTGGACTAATAAAAGTAAAACCTCTTCCTCTACGCCCAGGGGAAGGCTTTTAACTCCCGATAGTAATCAAATTCTAGTGGGATCAAGCGAAAGTGAAATTATGATCTGGAGAGCCTATTTGGACAATTGGACAAATAGAAGTAAGACTGATGAGTCAGGTTCTTGGACTAATAAAACTAAAACAAGCGCCTAGTGATATAATAAAAAAACAACAATGGCTGATAAATTATGGTCAAATCTACAAAAGGGAACATATAGTGCAGCAACTACCTATAGCCCTGGGGATTTTGTTGACTACTCGGGTAGTTCATATACTTGTATAGCCACCACAACGGGAAATCTTCCAACCGACACTAATTATTGGTCGTTAGTCGCTTCAAAGGGAGATACGGGGGCAACAGGAGCAACCGGGGCAACAGGAGCAACCGGAGCAACTGGGGCAACAGGAGCGACCGGTGTTTCCGCCGGATTAAAATATATTTTCGACTCCTCAATTGTTGACTCCGATCCCGGGAGTAGCAATCTCAGATTTAATAATGCTACTCTCGCCAGCGTAACCTCTCTTTATATTGATAACCTAGACAATAATGCGGCCGATGTGTCAGGTTTCCTAGATACCTGGGACGACAGCACTAATACCGCATTAACTGGCACCATTATTATTCGCAAAATATCTGCCAGAGAAAACTATGTTATTTTCTCGGTGACAGGAGCGGTTACTGATGGTACGGGATATAGAAAAGTAGCTGTTACTTATGTCAACTCCAATGGTTCGTTTTCTGCCAGCGATGCGATTGCGGTTGAATTTGCAAGAACTGGGAATAAGGGGGCAGACGGAGCAGGATCAGGAGATGTTGTTGGGCCAGCCTCTGCGGTTGATAGCAATTTTTCAGCCTTTGATACCACCACGGGAAAACTAATCAAAGATAGTGGTAAAAACGCCTCGTCATTTGAGACTGCCGGTAATTTGGCTACTCATGAAGCAGACACAACTACTCACGGAACAACGGGCGATATAGTCGGAACAACCGATACACAAAGCATAAGTGGCAAGACCATAATTTCTCCTGTAATCAATACTGGGTTTTCCGGAACAGCTAAAGCCTCTGCCGCAGAAGTAACCACAGGCACAAATGATACTAAAATAGTAACCCCTTTGGCGGCGGGGGGGTTGGCAAGCAAAACAGAAACCCTAACCAATAAAACCCTAACTTCTCCAGTAATCAATACTCCAACGGGAGATGTTGTTACTAAAACCGACACACAAACCTTAACCAATAAAACCCTAACATCTCCAGTAATCAATACTCCAACGGGAGATGTTGTTACTAAAACAGGGACACAAACCCTAACAAATAAGACTTTAACCACGCCGACATTAACCACTCCCCAAGTAGATACAATCAACGAAAAAACAGTGGGGGCAGGAGTGACGGTTGATGGGCTAAAGATCAAAGACGGCAATACTATCCAAAACACAGGGACAGCCGACCATATAGCAATTACCCCAGGCGCCAATAAATTGGTTAAAATTGCGGTTCTTAGGCAGGACGATACTACTAACACATACAAAAATAAAAATGTTGTTTTAACGGGGTGGGGATATATTAACGTTTCCTCAGTGCAACAAAAAAACAAAATCATTTATTTTGGGATCACCTTCACCGAAGCACCTGTTATTCTTACTTCGGCAATGGGTACAACTGGAGCAGTTCCTACACAAATCAGCATATCTGGGATGTATGGGCCAGATAACGAGGCAAAGGTGTGGTCTGGTTGCCCAAGAAATATCGGAACGACAAATTTCACTTTTGGGTTTAGGGCAGATGCTGTATTCTCAACAAGTAGATATTTAATGTTTACATGGATAGCCATAGGAGTACTATAAAAATGGGTATTATAGAAGGGGGTAAGTTAAAAGGCAAAAGAATTATTCTTGAGCCAAGAAAAGGTTTACCTGACAACATATATTTGGTTGAAAACGAGACTTTTCTAAATGGAAGCCCACAGTTTAGCCATTTTTGCTTGATTTGTGAAAAGCAGATACCAAGCAATGGTTGCCCAACTCACAATAAAAAGTAAATAAAATTACAATGAGAAAAATAATCCACGCCCATTACCAAATTAATAAACCGTTTAAGCAATTATAAAATTTGGGGTCGTGGTAAAATACCAAAGATATGACGCTTGATGATTTTATTAAAAAATGGGATGGTAAGTTTGTAGAGGCAGGGGGGGCTAGTGCTCCTAATCAATGTGTTGATAGCGTGAATCAGTATCTTGACGAACTGGGACTGCCAAAGATCCTTCACGCCAACGCTAAAGACTTCCCCGCAAAATCTGATCTTCCCTTTATTAAAAACACTCCTAAGGGAATACCACACAAAGGAGACATAATTGTTTGGGGCGGTAACAAATACGGTCATGTAGCTATTTTCATTGAGGGCGATGTTAACCGTTTCAAATCCCTAGACCAGAATTACCCGACCGGCTCACCTGTTCATATTCAATCCCATTCCTATAAAAACGTCCTTGGCTGGTTGCGACCGCCAACTACTCCCGACCCTCTAACAGAATGCTTAAAACAACATAAGGATTTATTAGATCAATTAACGAAACAAGGTAAGAAATTGGAAAAAGTCCAAAAAGAGCTAGTCGATACGAAAGTATTACTGACCTATTCGAAAAAACAGAAAAACGATTTATCCCGACAGTTAGCGGAAAGTAAGAAACAGGGGGGTCTTTATCAAAGACGTAACTCTCTCGCCAAAAAGGAAATTGCCTCTTTAAAGCGAAAAATATCGAAACTTGAACAAGAAAAACCAGAAACAAATTATCGTAGTCTTTATGAGAATGC